TACTATACTTATGTCTGAGCCTGATCGGATGGGGACTGATAGAGTACTGGCAGATACCTTAAAGCAATACCCAGTTGTTCTCAGTCAAACATTAGTTGAAGATTGTACTAAGGATACTCGTCCCCCTCGCCGCACAGGTATTGCTGTAGTCGGTGACGGACAACCCACTGATTTTCTTCCGAACTACCCATGTGTTCTTGATAACATTCCAGAACTTCAAGAGTCTGCCGTAGGCGTCGGCATAACATCTTCTCTTCCTGAGACGGACGGGGTAACCCGTCGAGTGCCTTTATTAGGGATTTCAAATGGCGAATATTATCCTGCGTTTTCTTTAGAACTTTTAAGAGTTGCTGCGGGAGATCCTTCATATCAGGCGAAGATAAATCAGACGGGGGTTGAAGCATTACGTGTTCCTCAGTTTGGTACGATTAATACAGATGAGTACGGTAGGGTATTTATAAACCCGAATTACCAGTTTTCTTCTGTGGAGATTGGCCAGCCAATTCCTGATCTGACTGGTAAGATTGTGATTTTAGGCGTGACTGCGAAAGGGCTAGCAAATCCAATAGCGACCCCGTCCGGTGGTCAAACGCCGCCTCAGGTTCAGGCCAGCCTTCTAGAGACTCTGATAAAGGGAGATTCTGTTTCAATTCCGAATTGGGTAGGTCTTGTTGATATTGTGGCATTCATTGTCCTTTCATTGTTGATTATGATACTATCAAGAGTAAGATATTCAATCATTTGGATCGGCATATTACTAGTAGGATACGCTTACGCACCGATATATCTATTTACCCATAATAACATATTGTTTGATATTTCTTTCAACATTGTTGCAGCATTGGTGATTTATTTACACATTTATACTGTTAAGTATATCAATGAGTACTTGCAAAAACAACAGATTAAGAAACAATTCGGTACTTATCTAAGTCCAGACTTAGTTGCTCAACTACAGCGTCAGCCAGAACTACTACAACTCGGTGGTACTGAACAAGAACTAAGCATCATGTTCACAGATGTTCGCGGATTTACTACAATCAGTGAACACTATGGTAAAGATGTTCAGGGTCTAACTAAGATTATGAATCGCTATATGACTGCGATGACTAAAGCAATTTTAGAGAACAGGGGAACTCTAGATAAGTATATAGGAGATGCTCAAATGGCATTTTGGAATGCACCTGTAGACAATCCGCAACACGCTAAGGATGCAGTCAACACGGCATTTATTATGCTAAAGTCTCTAGAGGAATTCAATGATGAAGTTACAAAAGAAGGCATTCCAGCTTTTGGAATGGGCCTCGGTATTAATACTGACACTGTGGTTGTTGGTAATATGGGCAGTGATCAGCGTTTCGACTATACTTGTCTTGGTGATGGGGTCAATCTTGCTAGCAGGCTCGAAGGTCAAAGCAAACCTTATGGCGTTAAAATCGTCATCGGACCTAAAACTGCGAAGTACGTTTTGGACACATACCAAGTAGCTGAACTTGATTTGCTTGCGGTTAAGGGTAAAACTGAACCTGCTAGAATCTTTACAGTGTTCCCCTTCCACGATCCGTTGGGTGAAACACAGCACATGAAATTCTTAGAACTATATCGTCAAGGACACTGGGAAGTTGCAGCAAACTATGCAAGCGATTTAAAGCAAGCATGGCGTGGTGAAATGAACCAGTACTACGATATGATGATAGAAAGAATCAACGAGTATAAAGAGAATCCTCCCGCTAATTGGGACGGAGTATATCGGGCAACATCAAAGTAGTTACCCGAATATTTTGACACAGACACAGATATGTTGTATACATAACTCTGACATTAAAAATGTCAAGTTTTCAAACTTAAAAGGAAAAAACAAAGTATGAAAAAGTTAATCGCAATCGCAGCACTCGCAACCGCTGCTCTTTCAACCCCTGCAATGGCATCTGAATTTGCTGGTCCTCGTCTTGAGGTAACAGCTGGTGCAGATGAAGTTCGCAACGGTGTTGACGCAACTGACATTGCCTATGGCGCTGCCCTAGGCTATGACCTTCAGTTCGGTAAGGTAGTTGTTGGTGCAGAAGCTACTGCTGCTAACGTATTTGACCGTGCTGATTTTGGTGCCGCCGCTCGTCTCGGTTATACCTTGAACAAGAATGTTCTTGCGTATGGTCGTGTAGGCTACACCAATCTTGATCTTGGCGCACGCTCTGCTGATGGTGTTACTGTCGGCGGTGGTCTTGAAGTGAAGCTTATCGGCTCAACTTTTGCTAAGGCTGAGTATCGTTACACTGACTTCGACGGCAATCTCGGTCGTCACGGTGGACTCGTTGGCTTCGGTCTTCGTTTCTAATTAAGTAGAGACTAAGCGTAATGGCGGCGAGTAAAATCGTCGCCATTACCATATTTACGTTAAATACATATATGAGAATAGGTCTTAGTCAATCAATAATTAATTATAATGGTTTTGCGCATGATGCTATAGATCACGGTTGGTACAGCATCCTAAGTGGGCATAATCTATTCTGCATTCCAAATACATTAAATCAAGATTTCAATGCGGTAACTGATAATTTAGATTCACTAATATTGACCGGCGGAGAATATACCGAACTTCGAACATCAGTTGAACTGGCACTAGTGCGCAATATGACAGAGCATAATAAACCAATTATTGGAATAGCTGATAGTGCATTTGAAATAGCTGAATCCATAGGTGGCGAATTAGCATCCATAGAAAGACATTCTGATGCAGATTATCCTATCTTTTATCACAGAGAAGTATTAGAAGTTAATAATTATCATAGCAAATTCATTAAAAATTTACCAAAGTCTGCAAACGTGCTTTGTTTAGATTACTTAGGAAATGTGCAATCATTTATCAACGAGAATGTAGCCGGCATAGTTTGGAATCCTGAAAAAATGTCTAAACCATGGATACCACCTGAAATTGCATATATGCTTCGTATTTGATAAATATAACAATGAGAGCTAACGAATTTATCACCGAACGAAAGCGTAAGAGAAATAAGTCTAGACGGGCTTATGGCGGATATTTCTATCCAGGTTTTGGTTACGGAGACAACAGCTCCGGCGAAGGTGGCGGAGACGGCGGTGGCGGCGGCGAAAGCATGTATGAATCCGCAATTAACGATTTAGTTAAAGAGCTTCCTTCATTAGCTAAACACAGCTATAACAATATGGATAAGCTCCTGAAAAAGGTAGCTGCCAAACATAAAATTTCTGATAGAGCGTTAGAAAGATTATTCACTAACAAGTTTAAAAAGTCTCCTCGTTCTTGGTTTGACGGTAGACTTGATGAAGACAATGATATGGATTTGCAAGGTGAAGTAGATAAGTTCGCACAGTGGACAGCTAAGCAATTAAACCTAGGCGAAGTTCCAAACATAGAATTATCAATGGATACCGAGGAAGCACAAGGAAATCACCACACCGGCGGCCATGTGCCAGGAGAAGATAATATTTGGGTGTATGCTAAGAATCGTAATCTAGTAGACATTCTCAGAACGGTATTCCATGAACTAGTTCACGTTCGTCAACATGAAATAGGCATGATTAAGCCCGGAGATAGTTATCCAGGGTCGCCCATCGAAGCAATGGCAGATATGCTAGCCGGTAAATACATAAAGATTTACGGCGAAAAAAACAACCACATCTTTCAATAAGGTTACCAATATAGTTGAATTTTCTGCACAGTCTGTTATACTAACTAGACTAAAGGAGAAAACATGTCACGTACATTCAATGCAGAAGCAAAAGTTAAACTAACCCAACTCATCAATGAAGGCATCAGTGTTTTACAGGAAGTAGAAACACTAAACGAAGGTCTTAGCGACACTGTTAAGGCAATCGCAGAAGAACTTGAAGTTAAGCCATCTGTTCTCAAGAAGGCAATCAAGATTGCTCACAAGCAGCGCCTCAATGAAACAAACGAAGAAAACGAAGAACTTAATACTATTTTGGAGACTGTCGGTAAGACTAGCTAATGTCATACGTTGATGCCGTTCTAGATTCAAAAGCAGATAAAATCTACGTAGTAGAGCGTACACCTGAGGGTACACGAGCTTATAAAGAACTACCTACAAACTATGTTTTCTATTATGAGGACCCTAGGGGTAAATATCAATCTATCTACGGCGATAGAGTAAGTAGATTTTCTACTCGCAAGAAGGCAGAATTTGAAAAAGAAAAGAGAATGCATAGAGGCAAGACTCTTTTCGAAAGTGATATCAACGTAGTTTTTAGGTGTTTATCTGACAACTACTTGAATGCCGAACCACCAAAACTTCACACAGCATTCTTCGATATTGAGACGGACTTTGATCCTGAAAAGGGTTTTAGTCCGACTGATGATCCATTCAATCCAGTGACCGCTATTTCAGTATATCTTGATTGGCTGGATCAACTCGTTACTCTTGTCATTCCCCCGAAGCATATGAGTGATGAGACCGCGCAAGAACTAACCAAAGATTTTGAAAATTGTTTTTTGTTTAGGTCAGAAATTGAAATGTTTGAGACATTCTTTGACTTAATCGAAGACGCAGACGTATTGACTGGCTGGAACTCAGAAGGGTACGATATTCCCTATTGTGTGAATCGTGTTACTCGTATTATGAGCAAAGATGATACACGCAAATTCTGTTTGCTCGGACAAATGCCTAAGCCACGTACTTATGAACGTTTTGGTAAAGAAGAACAGACTTTCGATTTAATCGGTCGTATTCATCTGGATTATCTTCAATTATACAAGAAGTATAACTACGAATCGCGCCACAGTTATTCGCTAGACGCAATCGGTGAATATGAATTGGGTGAGCGAAAAACTCAATACGAAGGTAGTTTGGATCAGTTATATAACAAAGATTTCAAAACTTTTGTAGAATATAACCGACAAGATACGATGCTTGTGTTTAAAATCCATGACAAACTCAAGTTTCTTGACCTTGCAAACGCACTAGCGCATGAAAATACAGTCTTGCTGCCGGTCGTTATGGGTTCTGTGGCAATGATTGAAATGGCTATCTATAATGAAGCACATCGCCGTGACATGATTGTCCCTGACAAAAAGCGCAAGGATATCTATGGAGAAGAACAACAAGCTGCCGGTGCATATGTTGCTACTCCAAAGAAGGGCATCCATGAATGGGTAGGCGCAGTTGACATTAACTCACTGTATCCGTCTGCTATTCGTGCATTGAACATGGCTCCGGAAACAATCGTGGGTCAAGTTCGACAAACAATAACTGACAAATATATGCACGACAAGAGCATGTCTCTAGCTAAAGACAAACGCAAGAAGAAGAACGGTGACGATGCTGATGCAGTAACTGGTGCAGTTCTTTGGGAAAATATGTTTGGTTCATTAGAATATGCTGCTATTATGAATCAAGAACGAGGAACAACGCTCACTATTGATTATGAAGATGGTCGTAGTGTTGAAATGAGCGCAGCAGAGATTTGGAAGCTTATCTTTGACAGTCATCGCCCTTGGATGATTAGTGCTAATGGTACAATCTTTACGTATGAGAAAGAAGGCATCATTCCAGGACTATTATCACGCTGGTATTCAGAGCGTAAAGAAACTCAAAAGCTAGCTAGAGAAGCATATGGCACTGAAAAGTTTGAGTATTACGATAAGCGTCAGCTAGTTCGTAAGATTTTGCTTAACTCAGCATACGGAGCACTGTTGAACGAACACTGTCGTTTCTATGACAAACGAATCGGTCAGTCA